CCTATCCCAAACACCATAAAAATCCTCAGAAGGACCTTCAAACCTCTGGAAATCAATAGTCCATGTCACGCCACCGGCACTAAATCCCTTAGTATCCACATACAAACAGTCTTTCTGAACGTCCACCGCACAGGTAATAATCCAAACCGGAGAACCTGCATCCTCCATCGCCATTTTATTCGGAACCTTACCGCGCGCAAAACCAAAGCGTTTATGCAGCAGAGCTTTCTCGCGCCTGATCTGTTCATTCTGCTCTCTGAATGGTAACCCCTGTTTCAAGTTGCGGAAAGTTCTGTAACCCTCTTTATCCTTCACACGGTTATTTTTCAAATCCCAGCACTTCGCCCAGGCAATTACAAAGTCTTCCCAGGAAAACATTCCCGGAGGATTATAAATCGGCGACAAATGATAACTTCGAGCATCCTTTTCCTCACTCTTCTTAGTTGCCCTCCATTCGCCCTTTTCCATGATTATCGCCTTATCATAGTTTTTCATAATCTTGCCGCAGTGCGGACACTTATAACCTACCGTCTCAAGTTTCGGCTGGTAATTCTCATCATTTTCCCAAACAATACCACCAATCTGATTATCATGACTTTCATCCCAGATAGCCCACTCAAGAGGCTGCATCTCACCGCAATACTTACACGGCACAAAATACCGCCGCTCATCACCCAGCTGATAAAGTCTCCAGATTTTAGAAGTCTGTTCAACAGTCGGAGTAGAACCAAAATAAATCTTCCTGGTAGAAGGATAAGCGTCAGAACGTGCAATAGCCAGATCTTCCATCGTACCTTCGCCCTTAATGTTCTCACTCATACCGTCAAGCTCATCAACTAAAACAATCTTGTATGAAAAGTTTCTGAACCTGTTACCAGAACGTCCGCCGACAGCATGAAGATAACCACCCGGAAATTCCTTCTTAAACGAAGTATCACCGGTATTACGCGCGCCTGCAGCTTTCTTAGTCTGCGCAAAAATCTTACCGCGCAGGCCGGAAGTATCAATCATTCGGTCAATTTTAGTATCCATTGCAAGTTTCGCCATGCCCTCATCCGGCAAAACATAAAGCATAGGAGCCGGATTACAGCCGATTCCATAAAGCATAACTGTCTCAAGAATTGCTGTAGTCGCTCCCAGCTGATTCCCTTTCATAATATAAACCTTATGAATCGGACTATCCGGACTAAAATTGTCTACAATCTCTTTAAAATACGGAAACTGCTTAAAAGAAAACTTACCAGGAAACGGCGTCAAATCCGCCGCCATATAACGCACCTGGCAAACATAATCACTAGGATTCATGTAGTTTCTTTTAGCAGTCAGCGCAAGAAAACTCTTTTTGAGAAAATCAATATCCGCCGAATTAATAACGCACTTCAAAACCCTCTTTCCCCTTAAAGATTTTTATATAAATCAGCATCTCCATAACAGCAGTGATAAATATCAGCCTTAAACAACTTTAAAATACAAAAGCCGCTTCCCACCTTCACTTTATTAATCATCTTATACCCAGGAAGCGGAATACAAAGTGGAACCACGTCATTAACATGAGCATACTGCATAGCACTTGTCACACAGCCGCTCACATATTTCCAAGTCTTACGCCCCCAAAGCGGCTTAGGCGCACCAAAAGTAATAACAGCCGCTCTGTCATGTGTTCTGTAGCAGTAATCCTCAGCTGCAAGCACACTCATTGCACCGCCATAACTCCAGCCGCAGATTTCCACCCTGTAATCCTTATGGACCTGCTTTTCTTTAATCAGCGCGTCCATAACAAGATCATTACAAGATTTCCAGGCATTACCCCAGCCGCGCGCAATCAGCATACAGCTTTCCTGTCTCTTGTAAATCTTCACAGGAAAGTCAAAATTATTATGCCAGTCGCGCTTAGTTGTCGATTCTTCAAAAAGCAGTCTCACTACCTTTTCAGAATCTTCCACCACCACAGCCCAATCTACATCGTCACCGCTTTTAGTGTACTCAGTCTTTTTAATCAGTTCATAAAGTTCATTAGGCTTCATTTTCCTTTTCCTCCCACACTTTTTCCGCGCAGCCATGCTTCACCATGTTTTTAATTCCACACTGGCAAACCACTGCCGGAGTTCCCCCAGAGAAAGGACAACGGCCATACACCCTTTCAGCGCACTGATTATTCACACTTACCACGCAAAAGTTATAGCAGGCTTCTTTTTTGTCATTGTTATAATCAACAAATCGAATCACGTTATCCTCCTTTTTTTTCAAGCTACTTTCAAAAAAAAGCTATTCAAGTCTCTTAAATAAAATCATCATCGCAAACACAAACCTTTTCCCCAACGGCATTTCCTTAATCCGGTCATACAGAACGCCTTGAGCTTTCACATAGGCATCCTTAACTTTTTTATTCACACTTTTCCTAATCTTCCTGTCGTTCTTTCCGCTCATTCTTTAACTTCTCCCTACGCTTACGGCTCCACTCCCTCTGGTAAATCTTATTGCGCGCCTGAAATTCAGGATTCGCACGCCGCTTTTTCCAGTATTCTTTCCGCTTCTGCCGTATAACCTCACGCTCTTCCTCGCTGATCTTCGCCCAATGAGCCGCGCGCTGTTCCCTCGCCTTACGATTTCGCTCGCTTATTAACTGCCGCCCACTCTTAGTCTTACAGGTCAGCCCATGTATTTCTGCAATATCCAGATACTTTAATTTAAGCTCACACTGCAGATAACGAACCAGATTTAATTCCGGCTCACCCTTAACAACTCCTCCGTATTGCATATTCATAACACCAATAATCCTATGGTCCACCTTATGAATATTATCCGGAGAAAAATTCCGGTTATCGCCATCAAGAAACACAAACTGATTCCTAATCGAAAATGGCTCTCCAGGATGAGTGGCAACCCAAACCCATTTCTGTTTCTGCCACCACTCGTATTTTGCAACCTTGATCATTACATAACCCTGCTTCACACACTCACTGTATAAAGGCTTCGCCGTGCGATGCCTTGTATAAATACCGCTGTAAGCTCCAATCTCCGTTCTTTTTGCACTTATCGCACTGTCAGTATATGTAGCATCAGGAAAGGCTGCAAAGAAAGCCTCGTGCATCGCTTTTTTACCGCGAATCATTTTATGTTCAATCAGCCAGTCTTCCTGTTCTTTGGTCCACTTCTTTTTCTTAAAGTAGTCTCGCCTTTCAATCATTGTAATCTAGTAAACCTTTCTTTTTCTCAACCAACTCCATATCCTTTGGCTTATAAACATACCCCATCTTATTGGCCACGCTCATAGCTTGCAGCTGCATATTCTTCTCATTGATCTGAACCTGCTCCAGCTGCACAATCTGTCCGGCAAGATTACTCAACGCCTGAGCCTTTTTAATTTCCTGCTCGCACTTCGTTTTATTCTGCACAAGCTCATCATCGTTTAATCGTTCCATCGCCTCAATTAAATGATTCTTAACATCAGTCAAACTGTTTAACATCTTTATATCTCCTTGTTTTTTTTTATTTTTAGCGATTATCACCGCTTCCGTGAATCACACCACGCGCCGCCCTGGAAGCAAGTTTATCAAGATTACCCTGCATTACATCTTCCAGTTGCAGATCAAGTATTGTGGATAATTCAGCCACAAACCAGCAAACATCGCCTAATTCCTTCTTAATCGCCTCACGTCTTTCATCGTCAATAACACCGTTAGTATCACGCACAGCCTTAGCAAACTTTCCAACAACCTCTCCAGCCTCTTCTGCCAAACCCATAACCGGATAGAAATATTCGTTATTTTCTTTCCAGCGATAATCCGCTGTTATGTGCGCTCTCTGCTGATACTCGTTAATGCTCAAACTCATTTTATATACCTCACTTAGTTTTCAAACTTTGCGCCATTAGCTACAGCCCATGCAATAATCTCTTTCATTTCGTCATAAGTCGGACATATCCGGCTAAAGTCCAGAAACTTCTCTATGATTTTATCCAGCTGCGCCTTAGTTCTTTTTCCGCAGAACTGGTCACACAATTTCTGTCTGTCTAATGCAGCACTTACGTCTTCGATCATCTGTCGCCCTCTCATTTCACTACTTTCAAAAGTAGTCGATTTTTCCGCCGCTCATCCGATGCAGCATATATTTTTTAAAAAAAATTTTTAAATTTTTACGACGTTTTACCGTCCAAAGTCTGCAAAATCTCAGTACTTAACGAATACCAGTAACTCAGCAGTCTTGTCTTTGCAGCTGTCTCTTCATCATCCGCACAGTAACCTTCCAACATCAAACCAAAATCCTCAATCTTGTCCTGAACATCTTCTGGCATAAAATCCAAACCTCCTGCAGAAAGCAAAGCCTAAAACGGGCTTTCCCGAATAAAAATCTTGCCATTCTCACGAATAAGCGCGCACGGCATCAGCTGATCCTGCATTTCGTAACCAACCGAACCGTCCTCGTCATCAACAGTAGTAACCATCTGCGAAGACATAACAAAAATCTCTTCCTGAGCTTTTCCCTCATGGCACAGCTCAGTCAATTTTTCGCATAACTCATAAATCTTCATCGTTACCCCGTAACTTTTTAATCCAATCCAAAATCATAATCAGGACCATCATTAAAAGACAAATTGGCCAGCATGAAACACAAAATACAAACATATTTCTTTCATGCCTCTTGTTTTCGGAAAACCACTGGCGCATTACCACATAACACACTACCGAACCGATAAACCAGATAATAAAAGCCGTAATCATCTTTCAGTCCATACTTCACTAACTCCTGAATCCGTGATAAATCACGCAGAGCTTACCAGCCTCAAAAACTCCGAATACTTCAACGTAAATAAAAGCCGGATTCGTCCAGTATTTCTTAGCCATTTCCCTGGCATCACTTTCATTCTCACGCTTATACTTCCGGCCAACCATAACGCCATGACAATCAATAGCACGCAGCCACAATTCCCCGTCATTTTCAGCCAGACACTTGCGCCTCTCAGCTTCCATCACTCTCTCAATCATTCCGTTCATACTCAAAACCACCATCCTTACTACTTTCAAAAGTAGTCACTTTTTTAAATAAAAAATGGGCGACCAAACATATAACACCGCCCTGAGACATACAAACTCCTAGAAAGTCTGCACGCTGTTACATCTCATCCGCATTTATTCTGCCACCTTTTCAGTGGCCGGTTAGTCGCTCCGCCCCGATCTAACGAGCTTCTAAAGAGCTAGCGTCCACGTCTCCAATCTAACCGGGCTTTTCTCCCTTGTAATCGGGACCGGGAAGCCATTCCCCTTTTTTATGTCGAAACAGGAATTACAGTAACAACTCAAACCTGTCTCCAAGCTGGCCGCCTAACTGTCCAGCCGGTAAAAAAGCCAAAATTAAGCACAAGCCAAAAATTCAACCCATGCAATCACTTTGCTGCAGTCAGTTCCCACCTAAAATATGACTTTTTGAAATCCGTGTTGTATCACACATTTTTTCAATTTTCAAAGTTTTTACTGTAGCTATATGAGCAACCACATCCAGCTGACAGCCGCCGCAGTTTATTCTCACCTCGTCACCGTTCCGCTGGACGTAAACTTTATGGTCACAGTTCGGACACCTTATAATCAATCTGTCACCACTCTTAATTTCCGGCGGAATCGCCTG